ATAAATATCAATTATATTATATTTTGCGTTAAATTCCCTGTAAAAATAGTGTTAGTAGCGGAAATTGGGTTATATTTTTGGAAGCATATATTTTTATTACCACCTAAAAAATTAGTTGATTTATCTAAATAATATGTATAAATATTACTAGGTGATGATTGTAAATCTTGCACACCAGCTTGATTTAATTTACAAGCATATCCTATTTGACCAGTAAATGGGTCAGTAATATTTGGTATTGGTGTACTATATGTTGATATACAATTACAACCATCAGGTGTTACTAAAGTAAATTTACCATCTGGTTTTTTAAATTTGATATAAATTCCACTGTTATCAGTATATGGTGTTTTTTCTGCTACCCAAGAACACGCTATATAACAACCACATGTACTATTAGTGTTAGTTCCACCCGTTACACTTGTGTTGTTTGGTTTGCAACAAACATAACCATTGTTTTTAACAACATCATTCGGTATTGCCTCATAATACCAAGGAGTACCACCATAAACATTTTTACAACAACCAGTTGACGTATATGGTGTTTCATATAATATAGGGTTACCATTTCCGTCTTTGAATACGGAACCATCTTTATTATATTGAGTATAACTAAAAACATATGCAACATTGTTACTAATATTCGCTCTAAATAATGAGGAATCACAAAAAACTTCACCTATTCTTTTTTCATTTATACAAAGACTCATTACATTGTCTTCATTTGGTGTTTCGCAACCACAATCATTTAAATCTGGCGATGGATTAGGGTCTTTTATAATTGATGGTGTGAACACAACACAATCACCTAAATCAATATTATTTTCGCTTGTTATCTGTACCGTATCAACAGTTGTTGCTGTTGTTACACCAAAATTAAAATCACCAACATCGTAATTTGTATATAAATTTGTCGTAAACGTAGTTGATGTTTCTGAGCTCAATGTAACAGGAACAAAATCAGGTATTAAACATCTTAATTGGTTAAAATACTTATAACCACCATCATATGGACCAACGTGTGGGTTATTACCAGTCAGTATATCTATTGTGGCTCCTGTTCCACCTGTTTCTCTATACCAAAGACCATTATTTTGAAAATACATATTAACGTTATCTGGTAAAAATCTTGGATAACCATCAGGGTCTATTGGGTATAAAGATATGTCATCTTCCAAACCATTTAGCTTTAACACTTCCCTAAATAATTCAATATCTATTGGTCCATCTGCCTTGTAAACATATTCGTTAAATTGTATCAATCCAAGTGGTGCACCAATAAATCTTATTAAAAATTCTATTGCTTTTCTAGCCCCTTTTGATTTCCAAAGCCATGGGCTATTAAGAATTATTCTTCTCCAAAGTTCAATGTCTGCCTCTACAGGTGTTAAACCAACAGATTCACCAGAATATGTTGATGACTTTGGTGTTACGTAACTTGCTAATAAATCATTATCAAATACTGATGAAACCAATTCCCAACCTAGAATTCTCGCCAAATTTTTTAAATATAAATCTGGTGTGTTATCTTGTTTATTATAGGTTACAGTATTTGCAAATTTAATACCTAAAATATATTTATTTAATTCATCATATTCTCTACCATATATTTGTAATGTTTTATTAACTTTTTGCCCAGATGTATCTTGGTCTAAATCAGATAAACGTACTGGTGCGGTATCAAATGCTGATATTGATTCAGATACCAAAAATCTGTTCATAAGATTACTTGATACTAAGTCATTATTATTAGCAATATTAAATAAATTGGTAGCATAATCTTCATATGCCGTTGTGTCAAAATCAATGTTATAACCATCAGACACTGGCCAAGTAACACTTTCTTTTGTATAAAGTATTACACCTAATTCAGATTTTAACGCATAATTAAATGTTGCTGTATATAATGGAACAACGCTTCTATTCAATAAATAATACTCAAAATCTGGTAATTCATTGAAAAATTTATCAACATTAATTTGTGAGGGTTTAATATGATAAGTTAAATATTGGTTTTGTGAAACACCACTAAACGGATTTCCTTTTACATTTAAATAAAGGTAATCATTTGTTTCATATGTTGATGCTGAGAACGCTAAAAGCGGATATTCAGTATTGTTATATAATATTGCGTATGATTCATAATTTATTGTCATATTACGCAAATTGTTGGTTTCACTAAATGTATTTATAATGCTACCGTTTTTCGTGTAATTTATTTTAAACTTATTGACAATAAATGAAGTGTTAATTTTAAAACTTGATATTTCAGATAAAGAATCATAATTGTAATCCTCGACAGTAAACCCAACAACTGTTTGGCCTACATTGTTTTGACTGACTGGATTTAGATATATAGATGCTGGCCAATTTATGATTACGTTTTCCAAAGAAACTCTCATAAATTCGCTTAAAGAACCAAACAAAGAATAGTAATCTAAATTACCTTTATCTAAGTTTAGAATAGCGGTAGCATTATCAGTCAATAGTTTTTGCGCTTCTGTTAGCGATACCTTTAAGTCTGATAAAGTGATAAAATTAGAAAAACTTGACGTTGTAAAAGTCTTGCTAATTTTTGGGTCTAAATTGGTTGTAATTGCAAAATTACCTAATGTAAATAGAGGTGTGGTACCATCACTTGCTAATTGAAAACCAACTAAATCTGGTGAAAAATTCCTATATTCTATACCATCAGCATAGGTAACTTTTTGTGCATAACCGACTACTTTAATTCTATTGCTCATTTTTTTATACTGTTGTTACTGTTGAAAATCTTTTAGTAAAATCAATACTAGTTCTCTGTTCTCTAATCTCAAACAACGGAGCACCTGTAAACCTATCTTTGATTTCATACAAGTCATATTGTTTATAGATATCATTATTAAAGTTATATATTGTGTAAATCCCATCTTCAAGTGATTTTGTTTGGTTCCCAAATATACCATAAGCCAATGTTTCAATATCTTGTTCTACCATTTCAACTTCAATCATTATTGGGTTGAAGAAAGTGTTTGTAATGATAATTTGTTGATTTGGTTGGCCAATGTATGGTAATGCGTTTGGTTTCACATTAGAAGCTGACGCTGGTGATAATGTGCAAAAAACTAATGAAGAATTATCATTAAACCTATAACGAATAGCTTTTTGGTTAGAATTTGTTAAATTTTGATTTACCGCTTCAGCTCTATTGTTAGAAGTAACAACTTTGAAGAAGTTGTGAATTTTTGCATCTGGTGCTGAAGAATTAGTATCCAAATATTCTATTCTATAACCAACCAAACCATTATTTTCAAAGTTTTGTAAAAATTCAGTCGGTATTGTTGTTAAATCTAGTAATACACCAGGAACATCTGGAAATGCTGATAAAACACCAATATCAGAAATACTTGTCCTGATTTCTATTGGTTTTATTATGATTGTATAAATACCTTTAACACCAAATGTTGTTGTTGGTAATTTTAGAGTATACATACCACCAAATAATTCAAAACCAGTGATGTTTGACTGAATTTTATTTGGGTTATCTATCGGTATCAACACATCGGTTGAGCTTAATTTAATCAATGTTGTGTTTCCAATACTACTTCTAGATGGTGTGAAGTGATAAAATACTTCTACATCACTAGGTGTTATATCGGCTGGTCTAACTATTCCATATGTACCTGTCGCCATTTTATTTGTTTTTTAATTGTTTTTATCATTTAAAGATAATGTTATAGGTCTCATAAGTAATCAATATCTTTTAAATATTTATGTTCTTCTTATGGTATAAAAACCGTTACCGTATCTTGTAAGTTCACCCAAATTTTTAATTTCAGACATTCTTAAATGCATATCCATAACGCTAATTACACCTCTATCTATAAATACACCATTTTGAACTTCTGGTTTGGAAATTATTCCAAATAAATATTCTTCCTTTGTTAAAGCTGATAATGACACATTTGTTTGATTATAACCTTGACCAATATATCTAAATTCAGTAAGTGGTATCGTTGTTGGTTGACCATCAATGATTACTGTTCTTGTCTGTCCAGTATAATCTTTGTATAATATACCACTAGTTTGAGAATTTGTACCTATATTTGCGTTATCTTCAGTATCAAAAACATATATATTTGGTTCTGAGTCACTTGTAATTCTACTAACACCATCTATTGTATTTCCCTCATAATCAGTATATGTTTCAACATCCATATCAAATCCGACAATATATCTATCTGTTTCATCATATGACATTAATTCCTCTTTTTTGCTATCAGTTGTACCTGTTATTACTGAATATTGATAATTGTAATAATTAGTTTCATTGGTATTTTGGAAACGTAAACTAATTAAATCTGTTGATGATAGATTTGAATATGTATCAGCAGTTATTGATGGAATATATTCTAAATCAGTAAATAATCCCATATCATCAATATTTTGTGTTAAAAAAACATTGATGTAGAAAGTAGATGCTGTTACAGTACCCCATGTTGAGCTATTGTAATTTCTATCTGTGCTATCTTCTAGAACTATCTTACGTTTTATTAATTCCATTATAATGCATTAATTTTGTATAAATTGATTGTTACATCATTGTTATTATTAGAATATGAAACATTATGTGTGTTTGTAAACCCAC